AAATCGTCCTGTATCCAATTATTTTGTTTCCATATAAAATAACCAAATGCTATAGTCATTACTACAGGGACTCCAAATTTTTCTATTGCTTGAAATAAGTCCATATTATAACCTAGGAACCGCTAAAGACCTTACTCCACTTTTTCTATGGGGATATTTTTTAATAGTTCGTTCATATTTATTTCTATAATAACCTGCTCTTTGTAAGTCTCCACCGTCTTCTAGTAACCTTGATTTAACATAATCAATTATAGAAGAATGTAATGAGGTGTCTAACCCTGAATTAGCTTTCAAATCATCATCTAATTGTTCAACTGTACCATACTTAGAATGAGTATGTATACGAAGTCCACCTGTTACACTACTTCCGCTAAATGTATCATACCTATCTATAACAGTTTCAGTTGTATCGCTAACGTCATTAGATATAACCTTACATACTAAAGCTAGTCTATCATCATCATTATACCATGCAAAATAACTGTTTGGATAGCTTCTTTTATTTGTAGCCATTTATACTCCTATACTGATGCTATAAATACTTCAACATCTATATTTTCTGATAAAGGGTCTACTAAAAGACTTTCTAAATCATTTAATGCTGTAACTATAGCATGAGCATCATCATCTAAAGCTATACCGTCATGCACAGTTCCTAAAATAAAACTTTCACCTGCGCTTACTAAAACAGTAGTAGACATATTTGCACTTCCATCTTCACCGCCAGCTACTTGTAAAGAAAGATTCATTGGATTAGTATCATCTAAGTTAGTAACTCTAATATATCTTACATTTTCTAAATCTATTGCTCCATCAGATGTACTAGTAGCAGTTTGAAAAGTTGCAATTGTACAATCAGTATCGTCTACGCATGTTACAATTCTTTTATAAACATCTTTAATGCTAGCAATACTTAAAGTTTGTGTGCTTCCTTGATTTTTCCCATTAAGCGTAATAGATTCTGATATAGAAACTGTCATTGTTGAGGCTGTTACTGTACTTGCCATTTTTTACTCCTATTTTAATGAATCAGACGTTTCGTCTGTATCATCTTTTAATAATCTATGCGAGTCTGCCAACATAGGTATTCTCACATATCTATCATTGTTATCTAAAATTTCGACTTTTGTTACATCTATAACAGAGTCGTCTAATTTATACCATCTTTGTTTTGAATTTAAATTTTGTACTTTTTCTGTAGTATAGTGCTGAATTTTACTTGACATGTCCATCAAAGCATCATTTATAAGTTGCACTAAATATTTTTCAGGTTGTCTTCCCATTGTGTATTCTATTTGCTGTATCAAATCTTTAACCTTCACGTTGACCTCCTGGTTGTCTAGCATTAGCTCCTATAGTTTGTAAAGCTTGAGCATAATCTTGTTTTAATCCTGTTATCATAGGAACATATAATTCTGCATCCTCTTCTTCAGCTAATAATGCTTCAGCAGACTTAATTGCTGCGTATAACACAACAACATAAGTCATATCATTTGAAAGATTATCAATAGCACTTCCTGCAGACGCATCTATAGCAGTTAATGGAAGGTAATATACGTCAGCTGTTTGAGATGCAGTTGGGTCAGGATAAACATTTAATACTGCATTGTTAATAAAATAAACAGGGTCAGTATCTTTTACGTGCATTAAATCATTAGGGTCAGTTATCCTAGATGACATAGCTGCTGGCATTTGCCTACATATCTGACTAATTCCCTTAGAATCTTTTCTAACAACAGTTACAATAGGACCTATAGTTACAGTATCTAAATCTAATGTAGTAGGCGAATTACTTAATGTTGTTGATGTTGAACATTCTGCTAATTTAGAAGCAGGTAAAATGTTATATAATTGCGCTAATCCATCAGATAAAAAAGTATCCATAGCGCTTTGGTCTGTCATTGCAGTTCCTACTAAATCTTGTATTTGTGCGTCAAAGTTTGCCACTATCTTTTATTCCTATCTGCTATATCTTGCTCCATTGTTGTGCTTGAAAATTCTACTTTAGTTTGTTTAGCCCAAGGATTATTTCTCATATTAATTGTAATACCCATATCTTTAGGACCTGACTTAAACTTTTCTTTATGTTTACAACTGTCTGGTTCAATAACCTTTTTACAGTTTTTACAGTATACAAATATACCCATTATATTTTACTTCTCCCAATTAATAATCTATATGAAAAATTAATTGAAGGCTATCCGCATTACTGAAAGTTGGAGTTCCATCAGCTATAACTCCTGAAACATATACGCTAGTAGAACCATCTTCTGCTTGCAGTAAAAAAGGTAAAGCAAGCTCTGTGTTAGCATGAGTTCCATATGCGTTTGCTTGGTGTATTTTAAAGTTATCTATGTCAATAGTATCAGTATCTGCGCTAACTACACCTACGCCACATATATTGGCTGCTACTGCATTATCATAACTTACATTAGCTGTAGCATGTATTGTTCCAAAGTCAGTATTTTTTTCTGTAAATACTAATTGCACTAAAGTGCCTTGACTATCTTCATCAACTAAATAAGCTGCTACAAGTTTAGAACATCCTCCTGATTCTAAAACTGCATTAGGTATTTCTGTTGCTGTAAATAGTACATCACCATCGGCATAAGCGTCGCTTGCTGTAACTGTAGGAGTAACCCTAATAATTGCTCTTTGAGCCATTTTACTTGTAGCTTCTGCTACTGTAAATTTATGTAATTTGTTTGCCATATTTACCTCCTGCCCTAAGCACTGGCTGTGCGTGAATGGGCTTGTTTATTATTATAAAAAATTCTTAGTAGATTCGGGGTAAACCTTTTATATGATTTACCCCATAGTTCTACAAAACTATTAAACCTTATTGTTTTGGTTTAAACAAGAGTATACTCAACAACACAACTCCATCTACCAGCATCAAAATTTGTTGCATGGTTAATTGCTGTGTTAGTACGCATATACAAATGATTAGTAGCTACAGGAAGCACAATATGTGGGGCTGTCCATTCAAGATTGTTAGCACTATTAAAGTCAATCTTATCTGCTTCTGTTGCAGTAGTTGCTAAATCATACCCTTCAGGGGATAATTGAGTAGCACCTGCACCAAAAAGCTCAACAGCACCAGTTACAGCACCATTTACAGCTTCATTTGCTGCAGTACCAGCAGCAACAGAACCAGTCATAGTAGCGCCAGTTGCAACAGTACAAACAAACAATATTTTAGTTACTACAATTTTAACAGCATCATTGTAACCATCGGGAACACTTGTATCAAATTCTCCCATATATTGTATAATATCATTGTCTGCATAGCCAGTTGTGCCTGAATCTAGCCTTGACTCTTTACAGTCACCTGCAAAAGTTAAGACTTTTTTAACTCCACCTAACTCTGATACAAATCCTTGTCCAAAGCTATTACTGTTTTCATTAAATGTATCACTTCTCATTTTACACGCCCTCCAAATGTAATAGTGCGTGAGTTTCAGGAAGAGAAACTTCAAGACCTGCTTCTGTTAGAATCATATCTTTACGTAAATCTTCATCTGCTTGTTGCACATTAGTTGTTATTGATGTGTCACGATTCATACCGTTACCTACAAGAGGTCTATATGAAACATGGTCTAAATCAACTAAAGCCAAATAACCAGAGTAATTACTTCTAAATAAAGGCTCTTTTACTAAAGTCATGTCACCATGAATAGTGTCTACCTTCATTACTTTATGGCCAAATGAGCCTGTTGATGAATCAATATTATATTTATATGGATTGCTTGAGTGTCCTAAAGAACCATCTACAAAATTACCATCACCTAATTTATTAAAATGTGACATAACTGGTAATGAAGCTAATGCTAATTTAGAGCTTGAACCACCTCTAGCAGGGTCAAATATTACCTCAAAATCACTTAGCAGAGAATCATAAGTCATCTCAGATGCTGTGAAAGATTTTAAATATGGTAACTTTTCTGTGTAAGATAGTTGAGTAGCACCTGCTGTTGCAGTACCTGCATTTTTAATAATGTGACCTGTGATACCATCTGTATACTGTATACCACCTACACTACCTTGCATACCAAATAACATAGCTCTTTCAATGTCAATCTTATGTTCTCTTAATTTAAGATTCCATATTCTTTGCCATTCATCAGAGTATCCACGATAAACTGTTGCTCTAGCTGTGTTAGACATTTCACAAGCTGTTTTGAATATTTGAGTGTATCCAAATCCATTATCTAGTTCTTGTGAAAATACATCTGGTGCGCCTGAGCCTTGTTCAAACCCAGTACCAATAACTGTAACTCTAGCTTCATCATCAAGAGTGGTTGTTGAACTATCTCCTGCAGATGCTTGTATTGTTTTAACACTTATTGTTGTGTCAGCTGAGTTATGTGTAACAGATTCTATTCTACCTGTTGCATTGACAATTGCCTCAGTATCTGTACCACCATCTTTATTACCACCTTGTTGAAAGCTAACTACCATACCTTTGATAAGCCATCCAACATTTCCTGCTGAACCAGAACTACCTGTAGCTGATTCTACAACAACAGAAGTTAATGAACCAGGAGCTGCTAATGTTTGCGCTCCATCGATAAAGAAACTTCTATCTGTCATAGCTACATGTGTTCTATCTTCTAAAAACCTAAACTGTGAATCAGTTGTAGGCACCTTTCCTACGTTTGACAAGTAAACAAAAAATGGTGACTCTTCTGGGCTTAACTCTGCAATTCTATCACTAAAGTCATACAGTCTTCTTGATGGTATTGTACTATCAATTACTGCACCAGGAGTACCAAAATTTACTTGTCCGCTATTATAAGTCGGCATTTTTTCTCCTTAGATTATATTATTATTTACAATACATTCGTACGACTACCAGCTTTCATAATACCATCCCACATAGCATCATCATCACTCTTAGGGCTTTGAGGTGCTTGACCTTGTAATACCCCTCCTTGTGGAGGTGTTCCCTGAGTTTGACGTATATTGTCAAGTGGATTTCCTGATTGCTGTCCGCTAGCATCAGCAGCATCTACAGCTCTCCACATTTTAATAGCGCCTTCAACACCATAGTTAGCAGGATTTTGATTAGCAAAATTCATAAAAGAGTCTACTTCTTGTGGGCTTAAGCCTCTTTGTTGTAGTTCGGTCTTTAATTGCATTTCGCCTTGATTTCTGTGTAATCCTTGCATTTGATGTTGAACAGCTCCATTAATGGAGTCTTGTAATTCTTGCTGCCTATATTGGTACGATTTAGACTGTGGGTCATTATAGGCTTCCCATGGGTCAAATTCATCTTTATCTAATGCTATACGTTGAGGTTGTTGTGGTTGACCTGGTCCATCTATCATATTAGTTATAGTTTGAGTTATATCTGGACGAGATTCCAATAGGTTACCTATTTGCTCGTATTGCTTTAGTTTAGAGTTTTCCGCTGCGAGCTTATCCTTTTCACTTTGGAAGTATTTTGCTTGGTCTTCCCAGTTTTCAGAACTCTCTTGCGTATTTGAGTTATCGTCTTGCCCTACATTATCGACGGTTTCACCCTCTAGATGTCCGTTTTCATATGCGTCATTCATTGTTATGTATTTCCTTTCCGCAATCTCTCTTGTCTTTTTTGAGCTTCACTACTATTAATACGTAATTTCTCTGACTCGAGTTTAACTGCATCTTTTAGTCTACCAGTTGCCAATCTGTTAGCGGCACGAGATTCATACTTCTGCTCTGCCAATTGGCTTTTGAATTTTTCTACTTCAGTACGTTTTCTAGCTGTAATACTTTCTCTGTCTGCAGTCTGTAAATCGCCTGAAAGCTTTTTAAGTTCTTGTTGTGCTTGTGAAAGCATACCTTGTAATTTACCAATTTCATCAGTTCTTTGCAATACCCCTTGTTTATCGAATATTTCTGTCTTCTTCAATGCTTCCACCCTATCTATTAACCCAGCTTGATAAGCTTCCATATAAAGTTGGAACTCACCATATTTATTAGATGGTAATGTAGAACCTCCAAGTATACGAATATCGAACTGACCTATTGTTATATCATTGTCTATTGCCATTAGTTCATTTGTTTTGTCATCATACAAACGAGCATTTACTGTAAATTCGTTTATATCATTATTAGGTTGAACTATTCTAAATGTTTTTTTGAACGTATAATGTTGTCTAGACATATTATATACAACTTGACCTAATCTTTTCATAGAACCTTCAATGTCTCTTAATTTAGATTTTGAACGTCTTTGTCCAACATTCTCCATCATCATTGTAGCTGAGTAAGTTCTAGGTGCGGCATCTGTACTGCCTTGCATCATTTCAAAAATACCTATATTTAAATCAATATAACCTTCTATCATTTTTGGTAATTGTAATATACTACCTGATAAAGGCTGTGGTGCTGGAAAAT